TAGAGAAAGTGAAAAACGCATAGTGAAAGAGGTAACTAAGTGAACCTGCCACCCTCCGACTTTTGGAATGATGAAGCCGCTCACTATTGGGACGAAATAGCGCCCATCTCAGCGCGTGTTCTGTCCGCCGGTGGTCAAGCCGGTGCTGATGCGCTGCCTGCGGTGGCTCGTATTCTATTAAACTGGGACGTGTATAACGCCGCTGCGGTTGAATATCTCCACAAGTATAAATTGTCCTGGGTATCGAAGATCAACAGCACTACCAGAACCAGGGCCATCGCCGAAATTGATGAGTGGATAAGAGCAGGCGAAGCGTTGCCGGTATTGGAGGCACGGCTTACGCCCATATTCGGGGCAAATAGGGCTGGCCAGATTGCGGTAACTGAAGTAACGAGGTTGTATTCCGAAGGTAATCAAATGGCGTGGAAAGCCACCGGATTTGTCAGCGGGAAGTCGTGGAGAACTGCAAATGATGAAAAAGTATGTCCCATGTGTGGACCTCTTCACATGCAGATAGTCGATATAGACGATGTATACATCCAGACGCCTGCCGACATTGCCAACAGTCCACAGATGCAAGCGCTGTACCAGGATGCTTATGATAAGGCGCTGGAGAAGGCTGCTAGTTTGTTGAGGAATGCGGGAACATACGTTGGAGGCCCGCCAAGGCACATTAATTGTCGGTGCTGGTTGCAACCCGTTGTAGATACTGCGTTTTATATTGCCCGATTGCGAGAAAGTTTCGGATATTTCGGAGATTTGGAAATAGCACAAGCAGTCGATGAATTAAAAGCGTGGACGCCCAAAATTAGTATAATCGAGGATTAATGCCGTTACGCATAGAGATTGAAGGCTTAGACCATATCAAGGGAAAGTTTGCTCGTTTTCCGATGGAATATCACAAACGAGAGAAGGAAGCGTTGGTAAAGTCGTTATTGGTATTGCATCAGGAGGTCCCGCCATATCCGCCAAAACCAGCAAGTAGCTCGTACGATCGAACCGGTACACTTGGGCGCTCACTTGGATCTAGCGAAGGAGGCGGGCAGATAGGACAACCGGATATATACGAAATACGCTATGGGGCTAAAATGTCAGTCGCTTCATTCGGGACTCGTCTCCATTATGCGCCAAAGGTGATAGGGGAACATCAGGAAGAGCCGTTTATCAGTATCGGATGGAAAAATATCAAGTGGATTGCAGAGAAGTCAACTAAAAAAATTGTCGAGGTATGGCAGAACATGGCGAACTATCTCGCCAACTGGCTGGACGGAAGGTAAATATGACCACCCCAAAAACACACTACCCCAAAATCCCACCGCTCAGGGCGCTGAGGTGCAACCATTGCGGCAGGCGTTTGGGTGACTTTCAGTTCATTCCAGGCAGTGCCCATCGTATTCGCTGCCCAAAGTGTGGGCAAATGAACGCCGATAAGACCCGGCTGAATAGCACCAGCGTTCTGGTATTCTTCTCATTGCTGAACCACTGCAACGGGAACACGCCGGAGATGGTTGGTGAAATGATGCGGGCTTATGTGGAGAGCGAATAATCGCCTTCCCCTTGACAAATACTTGACAAGTTGTAGATAATTTGGTAATATAAATCATAACAACCTAATAAATCAATGAGCGCCAACGAGCGCCTATCCATTGCAGAGTGCCATCGAGCGCCAGTCAAGACAGGCTGGCGTTTTTTTATTGCCAGCGGGGAGATAACCTGGACAGCATTTATTTGATTGATGAATATGTAAGCGTTATGCCGGGCGATCCATTCCGGCTATTTCCATTTGGGCGCATAGTAAAGGACGGGAATGAAATTGACTTTACACCAGAGTTTGCGTCCAAGTTCAAGTTGCCGCATTTCAAACCACCCATTAAGCGCGGGTCACATAATGACGACACCCCTGCGGGAGGTTTCATCGTTGGATTAGAAGTGAGAGAAGACGGGTTGTATGCTATTCCAGAGTTCAACGAAAAGGGCATCCAGGCCGTAAATGACGGGGATTATCGCTACCACTCGCCTGAGGTAGTGTGGGGCGATGGTCCAGTATTTGAAAACCCAGAGACCGGGGAATACATCCACGGGCCTCTGATTGTTGGTGATGCGCTGCTGCACATGCCGCATTTGGGCGAGTCAGCCGCATTATATACAGTAGAACCCATAAGGGAGGTAAATATGACTGAAAAAGTCGAAACCGTGGAAGTTCCGAAGAAATGGTATGATGGTGTTTTTGCCATGTTCCAGGCTAAAGAGCCTGAGCCCATTGAGGAGCCGAAACAAGAACCGGTGATTGAGGCAGACAAGTTTGAAGCGTTGCAGGTCGAGCGTGACAATTTTGAAGCTGAAATCAATCGGATGAAGGCTGAGGTTGAAAAGACGGAGCGAATTGAGAAATATACTGCTGCTGTCAAAGAAACCAAGGCCAACGAGGAATTTGCCGAAATCTTGGCGGGATTGGAAGACGAGACCGCAGACCGCATTGTTCAGGAGTTCAAGGCGCTGAGTGAGCAGATCAAAGAAGCTGACTTGTTGAGCGAAAAGGGCACCAGCGGCGACGGATTACCGGAAGATCCCCGTGAGGCACTTAATGCTGCTATCAAAGCCAAGATGGAAGAGGCCAAAGTTGACTATAACGCCGCTTTCAGGATGGTCCGAGAGGAAAGTCCTGAGCTGGTGACTAACCAAAAGGGAGGTAAATAATGGCTGTAGGAGGACAGTACTGGACAGCCACCAACGGACTGGTTGCCACCGGTTCGCTGGCAGCTTATCAATATTATGTCGTAAAGCACGGCAGCACTGCGGGCACCGTCAAGGTCGCCGACACGGCCGCCACTGATACGCTGGTAGGCATTCTTATGAATGACCCAGCGAGCGGAGAGGCGGCAGAAGTGGCAGTTCTTGGAGTTGTGAGAGCTGCGGCAGAGGCTAGCGTTACGGCGGGAGCCGCTTTGACTTGTTCGAGCACTGGACGGGTGAAGGCGACCACAACCGATTTGAATCAGGTTGTGGGGTATGCTCTGGAAGCATCAGCAACGGCGGGAGATTTAATCAACATCGTGGTTGCTAGACAAACACTGGCAGACAGCTAGTACAGGGAGGATATAAATTATGTCTTTACCAACCGGCACAGATGTACAGGCCGTTGACCCTGTACTGACCAATATGTTAGTCGGCTACATGAACGCCGACAGCCGCTTTATCGCAGATCGTGCATTCCCCGGAGTGCCCGTAGAGACCGACAGCGGTACCTACTATATTTTTGACAAAAAGTACTTTTTCCTGGACGATGCAAAGCAACGCGCTTACGGCGCTAACTTTGCTGAAGCTGGGTTCGGTGTAAGTTCTACGACTTATACGACCGTTCAATACGCAATTAGCCAGGCAATCGCCAGAGAGGTACGGGCTAACAGCCAGGTACCCATGGACCTTGAGCAGGCCGCCTTAAGGCGGATGTCTCATTTGCTGCTGATTCGGAAAGAACGAATGTTCTCAAGCGACTTCATGGCGATCAATGTTTGGGCAACTGACGCCACCGGGGGCACCACTTCGGACAAATGGAGCACTTATGCTTCATCTGATCCCGTTGCCGATGTCCTGACCGGGAAGCGAACCATAAGCCAATCAACAGGCTACAATCCCAACGTGATGATAATGGGCGAGATTGTGCGCGACAAGCTGCTCAATCACCCTGACCTGTTGGACCGCATCAAATACACCCAGACCGGTAATCTAAACAACATAGATGCCGCACTAGCGGGTATATTCGGCCTAGATGAAATCCTGGTTGGGTATGCGATCTATAACAGCGCCAACGAGGGACAGGACGCCAGCATGAGCGCCATCATTGATGACGACGCTCTGTTGATGTATCGATCACCTTCGCCGGGCATCTTCGATGCCTCAGCAGGCTATACCTTTTTCTGGCAGCCTGGGGGCGGGTTGGGTAGTGCTCTGGATATGTTCGAGGACAAGCACAAACGAGCCGACGTGATGCAGTCTCAACTGCAAATCGACCAAAAGGCCGTTGCCACCGACTGCGGTTACTTTTTCAGCGATTACGTGGACTAGGGGAGGCTAATTATGGCACATCCTCAGAGTACACCTCGTGGCGGAAAAGCTACCCAACGTCTTGATATCGGCGCTGGAAATATCCAGGCCGACAGCACCGGGAACATCAAGTTCTATGATGGCATCAAGCTGTCTAATAAGAAATACTTGGACGCGAACAGTACCGGCATCAAGATAACGGCTGAAACCGCAATACCCACCACGGACGGGGGCGATTACAAGATCGCCCTTGTTGTCACCGCGGCAGGAACTGCGGGATTAGCGATCAACACCACCGGCACAACTTGGAAATATTGCTTAATGACGAGTAACATCAACGCAACAGCCGGAGACTAGGTGACTGAGGCGGGGTTGTGGCCCTGTTGGGGGTGGTCCATTGGGCCGCCGCCCCGTTTCATTCTCCAACCACCCTGGAGAAGTGATGGCGAAAAGACCACCAAAAAAAGAATACAAAGGCAGCGCCTATATTGGCGTTGTAGGGCCGGACGGCGAGCACGGGCCATGTAGGGACAGTATAGAATCAATTGCCCGAAGGCCCGGAGACTCGCCGCCTGTATTTATGCGGGCAACCAAAGGATACGAGGCCCGACAAAAGCACCTTAACAACTTCATAGAAACAAAGTACGACTTTATCTTGCTGTTAGACCAGGATCAAACATTTCCTACTGACACGCTGGATAAATTAAGAAGCCATAAACTGCCATACGTAAGTGGGTTTTACATGCGGAGAAACTTACAAATACTCGCTCCTGTATGGTATCGGCCATCACGGGGAAAATGGCCAATGGAACCCTGGGTTGGACCAATCGAGAGGGGAAAACTCCACCCACTTGGTGCGAGCGGCTGGGGGTGTATGCTGATGCACCGAGATGTCATCATGGGGGTTCGAGCACTTCTCAAAGGGGAGTGGGAGGTGCTCGAAGATGACATGGATGTATGGCCGTATGACCTCAAACGAATTATGTCGGCTTTGCATGGGCTAGACGAATTGTTGAACACTGACAACCTAAATAGCATCGCAGTCAGGGCATTTGTTGACGTTCTCAAAAATGAAATACGCCCATTACGGGCTGACCGTGATCAGGTTGGATCTGATATCCGCTTTCCGTTTTATGCACTGAAGGCAGGTTTTCAGCTTTACGGAGATCCCGATGTAAGCTGTGGTCATATTGTCCAGCATGCGCTTTCATTAGCAGACTACGAATTAATCAGCGCTGAAATGTTTGACGAGGCAAGAAAAAACCAGCGCCGGTTCATCAACAAAGAACGTCGAAAGATGCGGGCACAGCAACAGGAGGTGACAGGTGAGTAATGTTCTCTTTATCACACCAGGCCCAATCAAATGGGCATCGTCCAGGTTGCGGGCGCATTGGATAGCGGAGGGGTTGGAAGATGCCAGCGTTTTGCAATACGAATACATTATTCAAGGTATAGAACCAACCTACAGATATGACACAGTTGTTTTCGTAAAAGTGGCAGATACCAAAATGGTGAACTCGTTTAGAGAAGAGGGATCAAGTGTCATCTGGGACATCTGCGACCCGGTTCATTGGTTTGCAC